GATCATAAGTCGGGAGCGAGGGGACCGTTCCGGTTATTGCCAAGGCCGTGGCGTGCTTGCTGTCCGTCTCGGCCATGCAGGAGAGCGTGCGCTGCCCCGTGCCGATGTCGCGCTCGCGGTTCCAGATCACCAGCTTGTAGGTGCCGAAGATGTCGTCATCCAGGGTGATGCAGTCACCGGGCTTCAGCGCCATCCACTTGGGGATCGCCGGAAACTTGATCGGCCCGATCTCCCGGCTGTCGAGGATGTCGTAGGCCGCGAGTTGCGCCCCCTGATCCTTGTCCTGCACCAGCCCGAAGTCGATCTCCTTCGTTCGGGTCTCCCCGTCCTCGGTCACGGCTGCGGAGATGGAAACGGGGTCGGCCTGAATAAACTCCCAATCGAAGCTCTCGTCTCTGTAGCGATAGCGGGCGGTGTTGAAGCGGTCCCGGCGTCCGGGGGAGCCGGTGATCTCCAGCGTTCCGTCGATGTCAGCCGAGGTCAGGGTGGCGATGGAGACGCGGGGGGTGGAGACGACGCAGGAGACCTTCGCCCCCAGCCGCATCGGCTTGCCCCCGCCGGCCCGGAGCATACTTTCGAGGATCGTCCACTTGTTCTCAGACGAGTAGGCGATGCCGCCACAGGTCCAGCCGTTGGCCTCCGCGACATTGGCCCCCTCAACGAAGGCTGCAACGTCGATGCCCGCCCACGGGATACCGGCGCCCATGACGACCTTGCCGTTCGATTGGTGACCGAGACACCAGGTCAAGGCCTGAAGGTAGGGATTGTCGTTGCCCGTGAAGGACCACGTTGTGGGGTTGTTGTAGCGCTGTGAACCAGATCCACCCGGGTAGGTGCTGTCTTCGCGCGGGTCATAGACAGCAGGCCCGTTGACGATCCAGCGCGGGGTCGGGACACCCGTCGAATATTCGTTCTGGGCAGAGCGCATGATCCATTGCGCGGTAGCGATGCCAGACAGCTTGTGGTCGCTGTCGAAGACTGCCGAGGGGGTGGAGCCCCAAGGCGAGATGGACACGGTGTGGGCCGTCTCTGGCTGCGTCCCGAGCTTGTAGTCCATATACATTTTGTCGTGGTAGTAGCCGACCGCGTTACGGCTGCTGAAGGTCACGTCCTGCTCATTGGAGCGGAACGGCGCCTCGACGCTCTCGATGGGACCAGCTGCGGACAGGGCCACGATGAACCGCAGGAAGCGCGCCTTATCCCCGCCGAACACTTCCGCGTAGACGGTGGAGCCGCCCGTCGCTGTGCGCCCGATGACGAACGGGACAGGAGCCTCGGGGTCAGCCTTGAAGTCCAGAGGAGCGCCAGAGGCCGACGCGAGGTCAGGCTTGAACGCCACGCTGAGAACGGTGGCCACAGCCAGGTCGAAAGCGGCTTTGCCGAGCGTCGCCCACAGGCCGGTCGTGCCCGCAGCCGCGACCGCCGCCCCTGCCCCTGCCGCAAGGGCCGTCGGCGCGACCCCTACAAAGCCCGCCGCAAAGCCCGCCCCCGCGCCCGCGCCACCCGCCGCTGCACCAGCCCCCGCGCCAGCACCGCCGACACCGCCAAGGCCACCGACCCACGAAAAGAAGCCCCCAACCGCTGCGACTACTTGAGGCATGGAACCCTCCACACTCGCGCCACGTCCAGCTTGTTCAACTGACCGACACGGCAGACACAATCGGGGGCGAAGAACAGGGCGCGACCGTTACCGACAACGACACCGAGGGCGGTCATCCCCTCGCCCGGAACGGCCATGATGTCGCCCGGCAGAGCCCGCGCGAGGGCGATCTCTTGCAGGCCAAGATCCACCAGCACGTCGGGAAGATCGTTGAACTTCTGCCGCTTCATGGCGAGAAGGGCGCCCGCCGCCGTGCGATACTGACCAAACCGGGTGAGCTTGGGGGAATGCCCCATCTCGCGGAGCATCATCCCGGCCATGCGTCCGCAGTCGTACTTGCCCCATTCGAGGGGCTTGTCGAGGAAGGCGTCTAGGACGCGCTGCGTTGCCTGAACTCGATCTTGCATCAGGTCATCCGCCAGATATGGAGCCGAGGCCCCGACCGAGCGCAATCGCCGGGTTGAGGAAGAAGCCAGCGTCGCCCATGCCTCGGGTCGCTGCCCGGGTGAGCGGAGTAAGGCCCTTGCTCCAGTCGGTGTGTCCGGGAGGACGGCGGCCATAGAAGCCCGTGCCGCCACCACCGACGCCCCAGGGAAGCTTTCGATTGATGCCGGTGACCTCATCGAAACCCTTTTCGCCGGGCCAATATGACTTGTGCCAAGAGGGCGACAGCCGGGCGCCTTCCCAGTTGTCAAAGAACCGCTCGAAGACGGAGGCGACTTCTAGCTGCATGGTGTAGCCACCGAAGGCGACAGAAGCCGCCACGGTGTCGAGTTCGCCGTTGAAGACCTCCTCGGCGTCCTCAATGACAAGGCCGGTCGCCATGTCAAGAACGCCCTCATAGATCGTCACGGGCGAGCCCTGAGTGTCGAGGTCGAGGAAGTCTTCTAGCTGCGCCTGGGTCGTTAGCTGCATCGTCATCACAGCGCGGGGGGCTTCCGCCGCAACGCCGTCAGAGATCGCCTCTGTGTAGCTCCAGACCCCGTGAGTTGAGGTAGAGGTGTAGGCGTTGCCGTCAATCGTGACCGTGCCCGAGCCGTCCAGCAGGTAGAGCGTGCCAAAGGGCGCCACGATCTTCGCCGCGCCAAACAGCCGAACGGTCGAAGCCGCGAGGGCGGTTGCGAGCGTCATTTGTTTTCCGTGATCGTGAAGCTGACGCCGACGTGCATCAGAACGTCCAGCGACCACTCGACATCGCCAACGTCCATGAAGCCCTCAATGGTGGGCGTCGTGAAGTTGAGCGCGGCGTTGTCAGCCGGGGACACGCGAAGCATCGGCGCGATGTTCATGGTCGCCTGACCAGACCCGTTGGCAGACCCGGAGGAGGTCACCGCGTGCAGGTAGGTGTGGCTGCTGACGCTGAAGGAGAAATAGGCCAACTGCGGAATGGCGACGGATGCGGTGAAGCCGTCCGCGATCAGGCTGGAGCCGAGCTGCGAACCGCCGTTGACCAGAGGCGTGCCAAGGCTGGTCTGCGTCGGCTGCGGCCATGAGAAGGAGACCGTGTCGCCTTCCGTCGCCGCGCGAAGCCGGGCCGCCAGCCACGCGCGGGCGGTGTCGTAGGTCATCGGGGGAAGGGAGACCTGGACGACGTAGCGGGAGCCGACCCGGGCGACATACTGAATGTCTCCCCCAAGGGGCTGAGTAGCCCGCCCGAAGTTGAGCATCTTCAGGCCGACGCCGTTCGGCTTTGGGGTCGAAGGCAGGGCAATGGTCATCCGAGGCGGCTCCGCGATTGCCGTTGCATATTGCGGGGCGCGTCAGCGACAGCGCGGGTGTAGGCGGCTGAGGCCATCGGCGCGGCGGTGCTGGCCGCAATGCGTTCCACGTGAACGTCGAAATAGGGCGACTTGCTGACGTGGACCGACACCCCGCCGCCGTTGTCGTTGGTCTGACCCGGCTTCCGGATATCGACCATTTCCCCGGGGGAGAGGCGCATCCCGACGTACTTGCTATCGGCCCTACCCGATCCGCCGACCGTGAAAGAGCCGCCGGTCGCGAAACCCGCAGAGCCGCCCAGCCAGTTGCCGATGGCCCCGACAATCGCGCCCCAGCCGCTGCCGTTGTCGTTCGACACGGTGGACATCTGGGAAAGCAGCTTGGAGAAGATCGCGGTGAGGTCTTCCGACAGGCGGTCCAGCAGCCGGTTGGCGAAGCTATCGGCCAGGTACTCGAAAAGCCCCTTGGCCCCGCCCGCCCGGAGAGCGTCGAACGCGCCCCTGAAAGCGTGGGTCATCTGGTTTTGCAGGCTCGCCACCTGCTCCTCGCTCATCACCTGACCGCCGAAGACGCGGATGTCGGGAACCGAGGAATTGAGTTGCCCCGGATCGGTCGCAGTGATCGCCTTGAAGTCCTCGCGGTTCCACTTGTCCCGCAGGGCGAAAGCCTTGGTAAAATAGGCCTCCAGGTTGATCGCGCCGGCCTCAAGCGCGTCATCCAGCAGCTTCAGCTCATCGACGCGCGACTGGCTGCTTTGCTGCTCCGGGGTCAGGAGGCTTTCGTCCAGCCGCGCCAGTTCCTCAGCGAAGTCCCGCGTCGGCTTCTTCGCGCCGCCGGCTGCGGTTCCGGTGTCCCTTACAGCCGTGGCGACCGATTGGATTGCGTCAGCTTCACGGAAGGCGTCGGACGGCTTCACGACATGGAAGGTGGTGCCATATCCCTTGTGGCTGCGGCGCTTGCCGAGGCCCTCTTTGATCAGGGCGTCTTCAGCGGCCTTCAGAGCGGCTTCCGCCCGCTTCTGGCCAAGCTCGGCCATGCCGGTGTTGTAACCGGGCATACCGCCGGTCATGGCCTGAAGGCCAAGGTTCCCGTCCGTCCGCTTGGCGGCGGCAAGGCTGGCGCGGGCGGCGGCCAGGGTCTTCCGGGCGGCCTCGAGTTCGGCCTCGCCCCGGATGAACGCAGCATCCGCCGCCTCGAGGTGGGACTTGCGAAGCTCACCCGTCGCGGCTGCGGCCTTGGCCATGCTGTCGCGGACGGTGTTGAGGATCGGATCAAGCCGCTCATGGGCGCGCTTGTTGGCGTCCGCTTTGATGGCCGCGTCCGATTGAGCGTACATCAACAGGCCGATACCTGCCGTCAGGGCTGCGACGGTGACCACAACAGCCGCCGCGACGCCCATGAAGGCAGCGAGCGCCGCGCCGAAGGTCGCCGCTGCACCCGTAGCAGCGCCGAGGGCCGTCGTGATCGTGCCGACCGCCCCGATCAGGGAGCCGATACCGATCAGCACCGGGCCGATGGTCAAGGCGATGGCGCCGAACGCAAGGATGGAGCCCTGCACAACCGGATTGAGCTTGCCGAAGCCCTCCAGCATATCGCCCAGCGCCTTCACGACGGGGGTAAGCAGCGGAATGATCTTGGAGCCGATGACGACAGCCAGCTCTTGCCATTGCGCCTTGGAGCGCCTGATCTGGTTTGCCGCGCTGTCGGCGGTTCGGGCAACGTCGCCCTGCGCCTCACTGGTGCCGGCCATGATCAGGGCGGCCCGCGCCTGGATCTTTGCCGTCTCAGTAAGTTCGCCCTTCATCTTGCCGAGGCCCATCTGGACAGCCTGCAAGCGGACGGCGTTTTCGTTGAGGTAGACGTTGAAGCGGCGCAGGGGTTCGGCTTCGCCAGACAGGCCCGACTTCAGGGCGGCCAGCGCGTCCGTGGGGTCCACATTGTGAAAGCTGGAGAGGTCTTGCGCGAGAACGGCAAACTGTTGCGCCAGCGCCTTTGTCTGCGCCGTGGCAGGACCGCCCGCCTTGAACAGACCGTGCATGGTGAGCGCGCCCTGTTGCATCTCCTCGGTGGAACGGCCTAGCGCGTCCCCGGTCTTGACCGCCCAGCCCTCAACGTCCTTCGCCATCGTTCCAAAGGAGACCTTGAAGGCCGACTTCATCTCTTCCGCGTCGATGGCCATCTGGGTCATCTTGACGCCGACAGCAGCCAGCGGAGCGGTCAGGCCGACCGTCAGCGCAGCCCCCAGCCCGGTCATGCGGCTGGAGATGCGTTGCATATCCTTGCCGAAGCGGTTGAGCTTCCGCTGTGCCCCGTCCAGCCCTTTTTCGAAGGCGACGGTGTCCGCCCCCAGGACCACCCGGAGCGCGCCGATTACTGATTGCACTAGGCGCTCCTTTGACTATCCGGCTTTCGCCGTTAGATTGCGGGCCATGAGACTGATCGTTTTCGCCGTCGCTGCGGCCTTGGCCACACAGGCAACCGCCGCCACCCGGGACTTCACGCCAGCGGAACGGAAGTCGGCGCTTGCCGCCGCCGCCGCTGTTCGGGATCAATTCGACGCCGAGCTATTCGACTATTCAACCGCCCGTTTCCGAACGGTGATCGCCGCCTATCCCCACGACGCGAAGGGCGCCCGGCTCTGCGGCTTCGTGAACTCGAAGAACCGCATGGGGGCCTATTCCGGTTGGGTGCCATTCGCCGTGTTGGCTGACCGCCTGACCTTCAGCGCCGACATGGTCGCCTGGATATGCGACCCGGCTGAGAACGACATCGACACCCGGGATTACAGCGCGGACCTCAAGTTCCGCTAGTTGATCGCGCCGCCCATGACGACGTTCCACATCGCGAAGATTTCCATCTGATCGTCCGCGCTCTGGCGCTTGCGGCGCTTCGGCTTTCCGATCAGGTCTTTCAGGTGGGGGAGCCGCTTCTGGCGGTGCAGGGCTTCGATGTGCCAGGCCAGAACCATGTCGCGGTCCTGGTCTTCACGCTTGGCCCTAAGGCGTCCTTCGACAAAGAGGGCGTAGAGCTTGGGGGTTTGGGTCCAGAACTTGTCTGGATCGCCCCCAAGCTCACACCACAGCCTCAGCGCTTCTTCGTAGCTGAAGGACGCGGCTTTGGAGGGTTTGCGGTGGACGCGCCACCCTCCGCAGTGCCGAACGCGGCCTCAAAGCCCTGTTGCAGATAGTCGGCGCCCTTTTCGACACCGATAGCCCACAGGACTTGACCCGCATCCTCTTCCGTCAGACCCGGATGATGAGCCTGAAGCGCAGCCCAGAACACCAGCCGGATCGTCTTGAACGACTTCAGGTCCACCTGCCCGCTGGTGATGCCCGGCAACGGGTCTTCCAGCAGGCACAGAGCGTTAAAGTCCAGCAGGAGGGTGAAGGTCTCGTCTTCACCGTCCTCCCACTTTACCGGGAGGGCGACCGCCCCCTTGAAGCGGCTCATTAGCTACCAGCCGTATAGGCGGGCTTGCCGCTGACCTTGAACGTGCAGCTGATCGCCATCTTGTCGTCGATGGGGATCTGGCCTTCCAGAGCGGTCAGGAAGCCGGCGAACTGCCAGATGGCGCCGTTCGGGCCGGTGACGCGGTAGTTGGTCACCGTGTCGGTGTTGTACTTGGCCAGGAGCGTGACATAGGCCGCGTTCGTGTAATTCAGCATCAGCGGAACTTCGCCGCCATCACGCAGGCCGGGGATGAAGTCCTGATAGCGCTCGGTAGACCCGTGGTGGGTCGCATCGACGGAAGCGCGCGAGAGCGACGGGGGGCCGACCTCGATGACTTCCGACAGGGCGGTGAAGACTTCGGTTCCGCCGCCGTCACCGATGGAGAAGGTCGCCCCGTAGCCGAGGCGTGCAGTCGTGGCCATGAGAGGCTCCGTTCAAAGGATGCGGCGTCGTCCGACGCTGCGTTCGCCTTGCCTAAGGGCGGTCAGGCTAGCCCGCGGGCTATTGGACCCACACCCGCGCATCGCGCATGGTGCGGAAGACCTTGGGGTTCTCGCCTTCAGCGCGAGGCCCGAACTTGCTGTCAAAGAAGATGCCGCCGAACGTGACGGAGCCTTGCGTGAAGGTTGCCCCGGAAAGAGCCGTCAGCACCGCCGCAGAGCCGTCGTTCGATTGTTTCGAGGTGGCGCCGTAGCTGTCGAACTGAACCCGCGTCATGCCGATCTGGCCAGCGCCGCCGTGGGTGTAGTGCTCCTCGCCGCTGACGACATTCAGAACCAGGGTCGGCAGAGCGTCACCCTGCCCGCGCTCGCCCCACCGGATGCGGGTGCCGAAAATGTTGGTCACGGCTGTGGTGGCCAGCAGCTTGGCCATCAGGGCTTCTTCCATCACTTCGCCCTCTTCCGCACCCGCGCCGCCGTCTTGGCGATCTCGGTCGTAAAGTCATCGACCAGGCCGTCCAGCATCCGCCTGTGTGTTGCATCCCATGCCGGGCGGGCCGAAGGGTCGGGCGCCTGGTTGACCGTCCCGAACTCTTCGGTGATCGCCTGCGTAAGCCCGCCTGCCCCGGCGTAGACCTCCAGCGGAGAGCCCTTACGGTTGAGCTTCGACTGCCGGCGGGTCAGCTTGGTCCCGACGCCGATGCTGTCACGCAGGGCGCCTTGATCCACTGAAACCCGGGGCCGCATATCGTCGGCGAACATCTTGGCGCGGGAGAGAAGCACCCGCCGCACCACACCCTTGGCCGTGGCGGTCTTCATGCCGAGCAGGGCTTGCTCAACCTCACGGAGCCCCTCGACCTTGACCTTCATTCCGTGCGGGCCGTTGCGGTGATTTCGAGGCCGTCGTCGCCAACGTCCTTCACGGTGTTGACCTCGTATTCTCGTCCCGTCTCACCGTACTTGAGCGGCTTCAGATAGACCCGATCCAGCGGGGTCAAAGCCGCCACTTGGGCAGAGTAGCGGAGCCGGAACCGGGCGGTGTAGGTCGCCCCCACTTGAGCCGCCGTGACCCGCTCCCCGTCCGAAACGTCCAGCTTTTCAGCCCAGACCGTCACGCCGTCAGGATAGGTCGCCACGCGCTCGTTCATGGCGTCGGTGGTGAAGGTGGCGGGCCGAAGGATCAGGCGGCGGTTGAGATTGCCAGCGTTCATCGCTCGTCCCGCCACGTCTCGATCAGCGTCTTGTAATGCGAGGCAAGCAAGGCATCGCCCGCCGCCGTCAGGTGGACGTAATCAGGTTTGAGGTAGTAGGTCGTATCGACCGTGCCCGTTGCCGTAGCGCCCCCCGCGCCCGTGACATTGACCGTGTCGTCAACGTCGAACATCCCGGTATTGCCGCTGGCAAAGTGCCAGACTTGCCCCGGATGCGCCGCCGCATAGGCCGCCATCTGATCGCGGAGCCATAGGTTGTTCGCTTCGGTGAAGCGGTTGGCACACGGCAACACGTCCATCAGCAGGAGATGAGCGCCCGTGGCCAGAACGGGGTCATAGATCAGATCGACATAGTCATCCCAGACCCGCTGACGATCCAGGGCGACGAACGGCGCGTCGTTCGTGTAACCGCGAATAGCGACAGCGGCGGGGTGACCGTCCGCGACGGCGTTTTCCAGCGACGGAATGATGTAGTTGATCTGCGGAACAAAGCCGCCCGGGTCCATATCGACGTTGAACGCGCCGACCGTCCCGTCGTAGACGCCGCGCCCGCCGACCGCTTGCAGATTGAGCCAGACGTTCTCGCCCGGGCTCATGTAGCCGTTTGCGCTGATCAGGTAGGTCCAATCACCCGTGGCGCGAACGTCGTTGCTGTCGCCAACCACCCCGACAATCTCGCGGCTTCCGAGCGTGCCGCCTTCGGCCTCGAAGTCGTAGTAGAGCGCCTCGACCGCCTCGAAGATTTCGGCCTGCGTCAGCGCCCGGTCGTAGATAATCGCCGCCGCCACTTCCATGTCGTTTCGGAAGCTGGTGCCTGTGATCAGGCGCGTCGCGGGGTAAGACCCGACCCGGAAGCCACTGTAGGCCTGCGGGAAGCTCAAGGCATCGGTGCGAAGGTACAGGGGGTACTTATCGACCCCGAACTCGTGGGCGCCGTCCTCGATCACTTGCCAGATTGCGACGTAGCCCTTGCCGATCAGGTTGACGCCGTGGTCGGTGACGCTGTGGTCAGGCTGGACGTAGAGATAACCCTCTTGGCCCGACAAATCGACGCCGAGCGCGCCTGTTCCGATGGAGTTGGCAGCGGACAGGCCGCCGTCGCTGTCGTTGGCCAGGATGATGGCCGGCGTTCCGGTCCCCGCCCCGCCGTTGACCTTGGCAAGCGCAATGCGGGTCGTTCCACTGGTGAAGGTCTTTTGCAGCGGCGCGGTGCTGTATCGACCAATCAGGCCGTCAGACGCCCCGCCCGCGCCGAGCATATTGTAGCCCAGCCCATCCATGACGACGCCGCCCGTGGTCCGCGTGCCCCGGCTGAGAACGTCGCCCCACCGTTGCGAAGCCAGAGCCACGAAGGCCGCATCGGACGCCTTGCGGATGCGGATGTACCCAACCTTGAGTGTCGCCGCGTCGCCGTTGGTATCGGGAAGGATCTGGACAACCTTGGCCGTGTCGTTGGTAAAGGTGAAGTTGAACGTGCAGGCCGCCGTGCCGGGAGTGGTGAAGCTGGTGCTGCTTTCGTCGGGAACCGAGACGGTCGTGTAGTGAGTGCCGTTTGTGCCGGTCTGGCCGATGCGGTAGTTTTTCGCGCCCGTCCCTGAGACGGTGACCATCGAGACTTCGATCTCGTAGGAGACGAGGCTTTCGAGGTCGAAGGTTGTTGAGCCGACAATCTGGAAGGTGCTGGTCGTTGCCGAGAACACCATCGTCGCGGCGGTGTTGACGCCAAGCGGACCATCGGCAGCATTGCGCGTAACGGTCGGGTTCGTCGCCGAACTGTCCGACCGAAGCTCCACGGCGCCGTAGACGTTCCGCAGGGGGGTGTATGGCGTGGCCAGGTGGTCGGGAACATACGCCCCGCTCTCAGCCCCTTCCCACATATAGAACCACGCGAAAGGCGTATCCGGCATGGCGGGCGGAGGCGGCGGCGGGGGTGGCGGAGCGGTGTCGTAGTCCACCGCCCGCGTCGCCTTGAACGCCACCGCGATCTCGTAAACGTCCTCAACCGGCGAGGTGACGACAAGCCCGGTAACAAAGCCGGAAAAGCTGTGCGTCGCCCCGTCAGGAAGCGTGATCAGGTAGTCCCACGAGACTTCGCGGTTCCATTCCGTGATCAGGGCCGCATAGCCCGCAGTCGTGTAGTTCAGCTTGAGGCTGACCTCGCCCCCATCACGCAGGCCCGCAAGGTATTCTTGGAACCGCTCTGTAGAGCCGTGAGAGGTCGCCTCAGGACCGTCGCGCGAAGTCGAGGGGGGAGTGATCTCCCGCACCTCGCCCACAGCGATGTAGTCCCCGGCGCCGTCGCTGATAGCGAAGGTGGCGCCGTAGCCAGAACGGCTCACTAGGCGCTCGTGCCAGCGATGATGATGTCATAGTCAACCGACGTGCTGCCGGCGGAGTTGACGATCTTCAGGATGTCGCCCGTGGCGGCGGTGACCGTCCAGCCGCTGACCGGCGCGGTCAACAGAACCTCGCCACCGGGCGGAACGGTGATGGTCGGCAGGGTGCCGCCGAGCGGGCCGCTGAAGGGGTTGGTGCCGGCGCCGATCACCACGTTGTTGGTATTGGCGGCGCTGGCCTTCACATACAGGGCCTTCACCTTGACCAGAGCCAGAGCGACACCGAACACGTTGTTCAGGGCCGTGCCGGTGAGGTCCAGGTTGTCCGTGCCAGACGCGGCGATGGTCCGCGTGTCAGCAAACAGGAGATCGGCCTGCGAGGTGGCGGTCCCTTGTTGCAGGTTCGTGGTTGCGCGCGGGGTCAGCGTGAACGAGGGCACGCCGAGATCGTTGGTCGAGGTCAGGGTGCCGTCGAAGCGGACGCCAATGTCGAGGGGCATGGGTAGTATCCTTCTAAGGGAGGCGCGGCGTCGTCCGACGCTGCTAGAGGAGCCAGGAACGCGATTGATTGACCAAAGCCTCAACACCGAGGGGGATGGTCGTTTGCACGGTGTCGCCCGCCGCCTCGCGGTTGCGGTAGTAGTGGCCAGCGGTCAGCAGGATCGCGTGACGAAGGTTCTCAGGGGTTTCCCCCGCCGAGGCATGACCGGAGACCCACTGGATCTCGATGCCGTTCGCCACACGCTCGGGAAGCGGGAATGCGTAATCCGCCCGGGGGAAGATGCGGCCCTTGACCGTATCGACGTAGTATTCCGCCGTGTCCCAGGTCGTCGCGGCGTCGGCGTCGTCATAGGTCTTGATATGCGTCACCGAGACAAGCGGACCCATCGGCAAAGAGACTGCGGACGGCCATTCGTCCAGATAGCTCTTGTACGTCCGCTGAAGCATGGACACCCCGGCCCATTGCTCAATGAAGGCGACAGACGCAGCCAGATAGCCAGCCAGCGCCCCGTCGTCGTCTGAATGGTCAAGCCGCAGGTGCGTCTTCAGCTCGTCCAGCGAAACGGGGTAGTCGGTCGGCGCGGTGACGAGGATCATTGCTGGATGCCCCGAACCGTGATGGACCGTTGCGCCGTCTGGCCGCCCGAAGTCGTGATGGTGTTGGTCAGTTGGTACATTTGCCCATGCGAACAGGCCGACAGCTTCACCGTCGCCGTCGTCGTGGTGTTCGTCGCGCCTGCCGTCGTCGCTGTGGGGGTAACCGCCCAAGAGCTGGTCGAGATCGTCTCGGTATCGAGCCAATCAGACCAGTCTTGCGTGAAGGACCGCGTTTCGGCGGGGTCAATCAGTCTCATCCGACCCTCCGAACTCTAATCGCCTGTTGTGAGCCAACCCGGCTTGAACCGTCGCTTCTGATTGTCGCGTTCCGGTCAGCGGGGATGCTGACCGTATCGAACGCCTGCGCCGCGCCTTCGCTGGTTGCGATCAGCGTCAGCGCCCCGAAGGTCTTGACCAGCGCCCCGTCGATCAGGACGCCGCCGACCGACACCAGGCCAAGCGCGCCAAGGGTGACGTTAGCCGCCCCTGCGACCGCGACAGTTCCGGCCCCGGTCGCCGTAGCCGCGCCAAGGGTCTGTGAAGACACCCCGTCGATGGAAGCAACGCCCGCCGCTGCCGAAGTGACCGCGCCAAGCGTAACCGCTGAAGCCCCGGCGATGGCGACTGCACCAGCGGCGGTTGAGGTAACTTCCCCAAGGGTGGCGGCCAGCGTGCCGGTGACCCCGGTTGCCGACTGCGTATAGTTGAGCGAAAGCCCCCGGGTGGTCAGGGTGCCGTCGTGGTCGCTGATCTTGACCGACAGCAGATCGCCCGCCGCGACGGAGACGCTGTTGCTGGTATCCGCGAATAGTCCGGTGGCGCCCGCCGTTATGGCGATGGTTACAGCCGTATCCGCCCCGGCCTTCCGAAGCGTGATGTTGGACGTGACCGTCGAGGCGTTGGCGGAAAGGCTGTAGGTCAGATAACTGGCAGTACCGGCAAACGGAGCCGGGGCCTGGAGGGTGGCCTCCGTCGAGTTGACCGAGAAGCGACCCAGTACAGGGTTGAACCTGTTGGCTCCCGCCGCCGCTGTGGTGGACGCCATAATCTGGCTGGCGACTACGGCGGCCTTGGCCGAACTTGGCGTATAGGTCGAAGATGCGTTTACGAATGTCAGCGTGTCAGCGCCGCTTCCCGTCACCAGGGAAACGCTGAGATTGTCGCCCGCAGCTACGGTGTCGCTGTTGCTGGTGTCCTCAAAGGCGCCCGTGCCCGTGATGCTTAGAAGCTGGTTGCCGTTGGCGCTGTTCTTCCGGCTGCGAATGGTGGTCGTGGTAGCCCGCGCCGCCGTGACGTACAGCCGAAGATGCGACCACGTTCCGGCAACCGGGGCTTTAAGCTGCGCTTCGCTTTCCGTCGCAAGAAGCGTCTGGAGGCGCCCCGAGAGCGCGATGTAACGGGTCGCGCTGGCCGTGGTCAGCGAGACCGTCCCGAAGCACGACAGCGGGCTGACAGACTGCCCGTCGCTTTCCAGTTCCGCCGTCAGGGCGTTTAGCAGGAGCGTGCCAGAGGTGGAGCCGATAACCAGTTCGTAGCTGTAAGTATCGCCCGCCGTCAGGGAGACGGTGTTGGAAAGGTCGGTGTACGTTCCCGTCGTCGAAGCGGTGATCGTCACCACTTGCGCCGTGGCTGACCCGTTCTTCTGGGTCGTGATGGTCGAGTTGGCCGCGCGGCTGTTGGTCGTCAGTCGGGCGCGAAGGTTCTTCAGCGTGCAGTTGGACCCGCGATGAACAATCGACGCCTGCGCCTCGGTCGTGTTCGCCGGCAGCGTGGCCGCTACAGAGTTTCCATAGTTGCCATAGTAGGTGACGCTGGAGGCCGGGGAGATGCCGGCATTGTCAGTCGCCCCGACGAACGCGCTCTCAGCCAACGGTCACGCCCTCGGGAACAAGCCCGCGAAGCACCGCCAGAACGCCATCCGTCGCGCCCGGGATAGTGAACGACAACAGGCCGTCAGCCTCGCCGAAGTCCCACTCGACGCTCTCCGGGTCGATCCAGGCCGGGAGGTTTTCGCGGATCAGGTTGAGCGTGGTGTTCTTAAGCTGGTTCTCCAGCAGAACAGCATCATAGATGGCCTGAGGCGCCGCAGCCTCTTGGCCGTTCACAATGGCCTTCACACAGCCCTTGAACTCATCCCCATCCCAGAGCGTGTGAAGCTCATGGCCGGGGTGAGTGTCAGGCCACCAGGCTTGCGTCCTCATCAGGCGTTCGCGTCGGTCAGGGTGAAGCTGGAGATGGTCACGGCCTGCCCCGAGGCGATGGACGTGTTGTCGAGCGTGAGGTCGCCGCCGCCGCCCGTGGCCGTCACCGTGCCCTGCAATCCGCAGGTCGTGCCGTCAGAGGCAAAGATGCGGAAGTGGGCCGCCGTGCCGGTCGCGTCGGCGGTGGCGTCGGTCCAGGTGCCGCTCTTGGCCTTCGCGCCCGCCGAAGCAGCCGCCAGCCAGTCAGAGCCGAGAGAGATAGTCGCCAGCACGGTCCCGCTGTTCGCGGTCGCACAGGTCGCCGGAACCGAGCCAGAACGGATCTCCATGATTGCGGAGGTGCCGATGGAAGTCTCGATAGCGTCAAGCCGCGCGTTACGCACGGCGACGGAAAGCTGAATGGCCATCAGGCGAGCCTCGTTTCAGTGGGTTGAAGCGCGGCCTGTTCGGCCTTCTCCCCGGCGGGAACGGCGATGCGGTCGTCAATCAGCCGGATGGCCTCTTGCCGCTCGAATTCGCGCTCGTCGCCGGGGTTCAGGTCGCCAAACGGGACCAGCATTCGAAGCCGCACTAGACGGCCTTGAGAACCAGGAAGTTGATCACCAGCACGTTGTTGCCGGCGGTCGAGGCGTGAAGGTTGGTCAGGTGCAGCTTGAAGGAGCCGTCCGCGACAGCCGACACGGCCACGATGAAGCTACCCGCCGAGGTGTGCGTCTTGATGCAGGCGACCACAACGTCGGTAGCGACCACCTTGGTATTGGTGACCGTGAACTCGGCTTCAGCACCCGCCGCAACCGTCTGGCTGACCGTGGTGATGACGCCGGAAAGCGCCGAACAGGTGACGCCCGTGGTGATCGAGGTGATCTGGGTGACAGCGGTTTGACCCGCCGTGACCCGCGCGCCGTCTTCAGCGCGGTCGTAGATGGTAGCGTTGTAGGTCATGCGCCCACTCCTGAAAGAGCGGGGAGGCCGAAGCCTCCCCTAGTTGAGGGCCTACGCCTGGATGAGGTGCTTGACCGCCGAGGTGTCGCCCAGCTCACCGTCGAGACGGATCAGGCCGGCGATACCGAGGTCAGGCCAGAACCGCTCGCGCATGACGCCGATGACCGGGGCGCCGACCTTGCGGACGTAGTATTTGCTGAAGTCGCCGAAGATCACCGACTTGAGGCCGGTGGTCGAGGCCGGCATGGCCTGGTTGACGCTGTAGCGGTAGCCCAGCAAGGTGTCGGAAACCCCGTTCGACAGGTTGCCCGGGTTCCAGATATAGGCGCTGTTGCCGTCCTTCAGCTTGCGGATTTTGGCCAGCGTGCCGTCGTTGAACATGAAGCGGACCTTGGGACCCGTGCGATAGGCAGGGTCCACCGAGTGGATCAGGTCGAGCAGTTCGTCGGCGGTGATCGCAGCCACAGCGGCGGCGGTCTTGCCGAGGCTCGAGGCGGTAACGACGCCGTTCGGATCGCCCGTGCCGTCGCCGGTCGTCAGTTCGACGTTGGCGCGGCGCCCCAGACGTTCGCCGAGCAGTTCGCCGAGCAGTTGTTCGATGTTGAAGATGCTGTCCTGCATCAGCTCCATCGACCACTTGACGAACTCGGTGTCGAAGACGAAGGCGTCCAGCGACTTCTGCCCGAAGGTCACGTCCACACCACCGTCGTCGGTCAGGGCGCCGGCTTCGGTGTGCTTGGCGACGGCGGTGGTGGTGTCGTCAACGGTCGGGATTTTGAACGGGTTGCCCGAGGACGTGTTGATCGTGGTGCAGATGTTGTCGTCGTACATAGGACCGAAGGCGGCCATCGACTTGACGATGAAGCCGGCCAGCTCGGTCGGGACGGTGAAGCCGCCCGCCGTGGTGGTGCCGGCGGTCTGGGCGCGGAATTCAGCGCTTTGCTGGACGCCACCACGAAGAACGGAGCGCTGTTCCGAGGAAAGCTCGGACAGGTCGCCGCCGGCGCGGAGCATCGAGTAGAAGGCTTCGCGATATTCCGGGGGCTTGCCGCCTTCGTCGCCGCCGCGCGCTTCGCCGTCGCTGATCGGGCGTTGCTTGGCGCGGATTTCCTCAGCGCGCTTCTCGATGCTTTCCAGCTTCTCGCTGCGCTGGATCAGGCCGTCGAGACGGTCGAACTCGGCCATCGCCTTGTCGTGCGAGGCTTCCAGTTCGGCGGTGCGGCTTTCGTCGGTGTTCGACTTGATCAGGTCGAGGCGCTCGCGCGCTTCGGCCACGACTTTGCTCTGCGCGTCGCGCAGTTCCTTGATGCTCATTGGGTAGTTCCTTCAATGGGAGGGGCGGCGTCATCCGACGCTGCCGTGGGGGTTAACCGGCTTTGGGAAGCCTACCTCTGGTCCGAAGATCCAGGTCAGCCTTCAAGCGGAGCCGATGAGCCGCCGCATTGAAGTTCTTGGAGCGTTGATCCTTGCGGGTGTCCTCAAGGGACCGCATGGCAATGCTCGTTCCGTCGTAGGCCGGGCGCGTCACGATGGACACGTCGAACAGCCTCATCTCGTAGATCGTCCGCGTCGGCGGGTCGGACGTGTCGTCCCACTCCTGTTTCGTCGCGCGGAAAGCGAAGCTCATCTTGTCGAGGTCGCCGCGTTTCATTTTCCCCGCAATGGACTTCACATCGGGGTCTTCGGGGTCGAGAACGGTATCCATCCGAAGGCCCTTGCTGTCTTCCGTCAGGGTCATGGTGCCCGAACGGGTGCGAGCCAGCGGCAGGCCGTCGTGATTGATCAGGAAGACCACGTCATCACGGCTCAAGGCGTCACGGAACGCGCCCGGCGCGATGACCTCCTTGAACATTCCGCCGATGTCGGCAGGCTCGTTGAACACAGCGGCGTAGCCAGAGACCCGCAGGCCGCCTTCGTCCGCTCTGATCTCAGCGGGAACGCCCCCGCGCACTTCACGCTCCAGGGTCATCAGTCGCTCCAGTAGACGGCGGGGCGACCTGGCTTCCCAGCTTCACCGTAGCGCCTTGAATGTAGAGATCGTCACCGTTCGGCTTGCCCTCGCGGTTATCCAGCGCCCGTGCCTCGTTAGGGGTCAGAAGCGCCGTGTTTACGGCTGTGGATAGGCCTTCAAGGCGGGACTTGAAGTCGCCGCGCATCATGCCGTCCAGTGAATGCTCGACGTAGCGGACGTTCCGCTTTGCGCCGAACAGCTTCAGGTTCATCTCCTCCTCCAGCGCCTTCGCCCATTGGGCGATGAGGTGCTTGGTGAGGTGCAAATCCTGTTGTTCCGTGTTCGAGAACGTGCCGTGCGTGAGATCCTGAAGGAAGACCGGCGGCAGGCTGTACGCCCGCGCGATCTCCTCCACGATGAACCGCATCGCCTCCGTCATCTGACCCTTGGCAGGGTCGAAACCGACTTGTTTCAGGTCATGCCCCGGGGGCATCGGAAAGACCGGCTTATTGCTGGCCTTCGCCGCTGTGATGGCCCGGCTGACATCATCCATCGCCCGGCCCATCGCCGCCGCGCCCTGCGGTAGCGGACCCGTCAGGGCCAAGGGCGGAACACCGCCACCCGCGAAGAAGCCCGCCGCGTAGTCGTTCATCGCCAGCGCCAGGCTGATCGTCTTGGCCGCCAGCATAATCGGGCTGGCAACCGACAACTGGTCGGGCTTCAGCAGGAACGGAACGTCGATCACGTCAGCCGCCGGATAGGTGCGACCGCCGAACTGGTAAACCTTGCGCCCGTCCTGACGGACCACGGTGGTCTTCGCGACCTCCATAGGCCACAGGCCCGCAATCCCGGTGCCAGAGCGCTCGATCCAGAACAGGCCGCGCCCGGCGGTGAACACCTGTTGCCAGAAGTACTTCCGCGCCCCAAACGAAGTCCACTCGTCGTTGGGAGCCTCGTTGACGATCCGCTGAAGCGGTCCCCTGATCCGTTCCGAGCCATCGCCCGTGTCGCGGTAGGCGTGCAGCGGAAGGTTCGCCATCGAAGCCGATAGGAACGACACCGCCGCAGCCACAGCCGGAACCGTCAGCGCGTTATCCAGCGTCACCGCCGGGCCATAGGCCGACTGCACACCGAAGAAGGCGAGGAAGTTGGACGCCGACACCTTGACGGTCGGATCTTCTATCGAGCGCTTCTCAGGCTCGGGGAAGTCGAAAGGCGCTCTCATCAAGCGACCAGGCTGAAGTTGGGATCGTCCCACGGGGAGACTGCGGCGCCACCTTCCATCATGCTCGCCGCTCCTATTGCCATTGCCAGCGCTATCGCGGCGTCGATCTTGTTGACTGACCGCGTCTTTGCGAGCCAGTGGTTGCCCCACTTGTCCTCTTCGATCACCGCCGACATCATCGCGGAGATCAGGACCGGGTTTCGTTTCAGTCGGATGCGGCCTTCCAGCAGCGCATCCTCAAACAGTCGGATGGAACCGGGCATCCACAGCCCCTCGCCCCCCGCCACCAGAGGCTTGCCTTTCTTGAGGCCGCCCTGCGGGTGTTCGGCGAAGGGTAGGTCCAGCCCTAGCTCGTCAACGTCTTCCTCGAAGCGCTTGAAGGCGAACCTATCATACGCGACGAGCTGGACGTTGTAGTCACGGGCGTATTCCGCCAGCGTTTGCGCCACGTGCCGAAAGCTGATGCTCTCGCCCTGCGGCGCGTGAATGTGGCCTTCCCGAGCCCAGACGGCATAGGGCAGCTTATCCCGCAACTCCCGCCCGGCGAGGGTGTCGCCCGGCGTCCAGGCCTCGACCCATGCGTCATAGGTCGGCTTGCCTTCCGCCGTGGTCCCGGTTCGCTGCACCGCGCCTAGCGCCGTGATGTCCCGGTTCTGCGACAGGTCCAGCCCAAGCCACACATCCTCGCCCGGCGTCGGCTCGAAGTCCGCGATGCAGGGCTCCAGTGTGGAGCGGGTCATCCAAGCTGTCTCAGCGTCGGTCCAGACGCAGAAGTGAAGCCGCAAAATCCCGTTCAACTGGCCAGGGATCGCCTTGGCCTGGTTGACCGTCTCCTGAAGGTATTCCTCGGTGATCGTCACCCCCAGCAGGGGGTTGGCCTTGATCCAGCAAGAAGGATCGTTGAGGGGGTCATCCCCGTCGTCGAGGCTACAAACGAAAGAGAAGGTCGTGTCGTCGATGACCTCGCCCAAGTAGGTGGGGTCCGTCACCGCGTCGATGTTGCCGGCGGCCACCTTGACCGCGTGTTCGTGTTCCTCCCAAGCCACCGAATTGCGGTCTGACCCGGAGTTGGTGATCATAAACAGGAGCGGTTCGCGGCGGAACTTGAAGCCGCGCTCCAGCATCTCAAGGATCTTGCGATCCGGTAGCTCGTGAACCTCATCCGCGAGGACGAAGTACGGTCGAGGACCAGACCCCGTCTTGCCAGTGTCCCGCGACACCGGGCGGAAGAAGCTGCCCGTTGAGTGGTGGGCGATGTTGAACTCTCGGCCCGGCCCGCCGCTGAACTCCAGCCGCTTCTCAAGGGCTGGTGACTGCTTCACCATCTTGACGGCGTCCGCGAACAGGATACCCGCCTGCTCACGCTTTGCCGCAGCCGCGTAAATCTGTGCGCCGGCTTCCCCCGCCGCCGTCATGCCGTAGAGGCCAATCCCGCCAGCCAGCGGAGACTTGCCGTTGCCCTTGCCCTGCTCAATGTAGGCCCGCCGAAACCGGCGCCGCCCGTCTGCCCGCTTCCAGCCGAACAGCGAGCCGATGATGAAGGCTTGCGAGGTGTGCAGCTCGAAGGGCTTGCCCTCGAATTGCCCTTCACTCAGTCGAAGCACCGTCTCGAAGAACCCGAAGGCGAACTCAGCCGCCGCGTGGTCAAACCAGATGCCGCCTCGCTTCAGATCGTCCAGGTGCCGGCGACAAGCGTTCCGAACGTGAGGCCCTGCGACGATCTCCCCGGCGACAACCGCCAGCGCGTAAGCGCTAGTGCGGTCGGCTGAAGAAGGCGTCTGAGGGGTCTTCGTCTTCTTCGCCGGCAACGGTCACCTTCGTTTCGTCAACCGGCGTCGCCCCCAGCTTCGACAGGATCGAGCTGTAGGTCTGGATCTGGTTGACCCCGATGTCCTCTGTATCCATTCGAGCCCGCATGATGCAGGCAATCTGTAGAAGCGCGCGGTGGCCGCTGGTCAGCCAGGGCAGCTCGGCCTTGAACTCTTCCCACGCGATCTTCTGCGCTTCGGTCATCCGAGCGTAAGGCTCGCCGATGGCTCTTTGCTTCGGGGCCTTGCGGTCTTTGTGGCGTTGCGGGTCGTGCAGGGCTGCGCCGCTCACTTCGGCCTTCAGTTTCGGTAGCCGTGGCTTGGCCATTGTTAACCCATGTTCTCAATCGCGGACGCGTGCGTTTTGGACCGACGCCGCCTTT